TAGATCGTTTAAGATTGGTCGATGATACCTCTCGGCAGAGTAGTCAATATCAGGATCCTTTGTATCTTCCTTTTTATTTTCATTTAAGCAAATATATTTCTCCCAAAACAGTCCTTCAAGTTGGATTGAATTTAGGCTTAGAAATTTGCTGTTTTCTTCAAGGAAATAAAAATATAGATAGATTTTATGGCTTTCAAAACTCTACCGATGATTATTATTCTGAAAGAATGGCTCTGTCAAACATTAGAAGCATTAATAAAAAAATATTAATTGATTATTATTATGGCAAAATATACGATAAAACATTTTTAAATAATGCTTATAAATTTGATTTTATTATAATAAATGAAAAGTCAAATTTTGATCAGATAAAGGATACGCTAGACGTTTGTTGGGACAAGCTAAATTTAGATGGAATTTTAGCATTAGATTTTTTAAAATATGATAAAAAAATAAATGAAATATTTTTAGACTTTTGCAAGTCTCAAAATAGAGATGGTCAAGTTTATAAAACTAGATATGGAACTGGAATTGTCCAAAAGTAACTAATTTACATATTATGGGATTTGAAATAACTTATTATTATAAAGAAGCAACAGAAGTTGCTGGGACCTATGAAGAAGAAGTTTTAATGAAAACTTCTAAAATAGGTAAGTTTGATGAAGATGTTTCTTTAGACATCTTGGCTGGAAAGATTATGGCTCAATTAGCAAGAAGGAATATTCTTATTGTTGATATTGAGATATTTGAGTACACAAAAAAGAAGATAAACTATAAAGAGACTGATAGCGGCATATTAATTAAGAACAAGAAGTTTAGCTTTGATAGCGGAGCAATGGTCACAGCCACTTCAGAAGAAGATGAAGAGTTAACTAGCATATTAGAAAACAAAGAGTTGCTAGAGAAAATAAAGAAGGCAATTGGGCCAATAGAACCGTCACAGTCTGCAAATCAAACGGGACTTAAGAATTTAGCCTCTAGGAATTCCGCCTCAAAAACAGAAAACAAGAGAGCACTAAGGCTAGAGATATACGACCCAGAACTAAGAGCAAAAATGACGGTTGAGCAGAAGGGGTATAAATTTACTTCTGGAAAGAAATACCCAATATACTCAGAAAAGAAATCTATTTCTGGAATTGGTCTTCCTAATTATTTAACTAAAGATGATTCTGGAAGAGAAGTTGAAATTAGTTCTGAGTGCTTTGTTGTTCCTCCTGTAGGGCTTTCTTTTGAAGATAGCGAACCGCAGTATTTTGGAGCAGCAAAAACAGATGTTAATTTGTGGCAAAATGTTTCGACCGAAGATAACGTCCCCGATATAAGGAGCAGATAGTGTCAAAAAAACAGAAAGAAAGAAAGAAGAAATCAAGGGAACTCATTGCCAAGAAGCGTGTTTTGGCAAGAAGAAAGGCCTTGCGTAAACAAACGAGTGAACAACTGTCTGAATCTAGACTTGAAAAAAAGTTTAGAAATAAAATTGAACCAATAGTTAAAGACCCAGAGAAGCAAAAAATTATGCAAGAACAAAAAAACCAAAGAATATTATCAAAATTAGAAAAAAATGCAGAAATATTAAAAGCACTAGAAGAGCAGTACGAAGAAGAAATGAATTGCAAAAAAGAGATTAATAAAAAATTAGAAGAAGAAGGCAATTCTACATTGAAAGAAAAACTAGATGCTTTAGATAAAAAAGCCCGTGAAAATATGACTGAAGCAGAGAAAGAGACAGGAACAGTAGATTTAACAAAAACTGGCCCTCAAGATTTTTCTAATTATTGCTAAAGTCTATTGACATTTGTTTCGATATTACTTATAACTAACGAACCAAGAGCACGAACGTCAGTAGTGCTCAAACACTTTCAGTAACTTTTTATTAACGGAGAAAAAACAATGGGACTAGATATTAGTGCACTAAGTGCAGACTATAAAGAAACAAAAACCAGCGAGTCATCTGCCACTTCTGGTTCATTTTTAGAAAATTTTGTCAGAATGCCAGAGGGCAAAGGCAGTGTTGTACTTCGAATATTGCCACCAGCACCAGATGGTGCATTTGGAAAGGCTAAAAATCCATTTTATCAGTGGACCAGAATTCACAAGGTAAATGGTAAAAGCCTACATGATCCAAGAGAAAAAGTAGGTGGCAAATGGGTTGGAGAAAACCCAATTGGTGATTACCTAAAGTGGTTATGGAAAGAGTCAGAGCAGGCATCTCCAGACGAGAGAGATAGAATGCAGGCTCTTTACAGAGAATTAAAGCCAATTGAACGATATTATTATGATGTTATCGTAAGAGCAGAAACAGACGAAAGCGGCAACGTCAAAAAAGATGTTGGTCCAAAAATTTTGTCTGTTGGCAAAACTGTTCACGAAGCAATTCTCCGTGGAATTTGCGGAGACAAAGAAATGAATCAGCCAAAGCTTGGAGACGTTACAGACTTCAAGACTGGTCGAGATTTCAAGTTGGTTAAGACGATTCGTAAGTCTGGAGAAAACACTTATCCAAACTACGAAAGTTCACACTTTCTTGATGAATCTCCTGCTGGCGAACCAGATCAGTGCAAGGCTTGGATGGAAAATCTACATGATCTTGGTTCTTTGAGGGTTTTGAAATCCACAGAAGAACTAGAAAATGAACTGATGATTCAACTGGGTCTGAAGCAGGAAACTTCTTCTAACTTTGATCCTTCAAAGTATCAGTCCAAATCTAGCAGTGCCACTTCACAGGCTCCGGCTCCTGCAAAAGTCAAGCAGGTTGCCGAAGAAGATGATGAAGTTCCAGTGGCCAAGGCTTCTAAAAAAGCCCCAGTTCCACAGGATGATGACGACGAAGACATTGCAGATCAAGACTTTCTAGAAGAATTGAAAAAGCTAAGCTGATCGATCTTTTCCGATCCCTCCTACCCAAGTGCTATTCACTTCTGCCTTGGGTAGGAGGGATTTTTATTAACAATACAATTTTGGAGAAATATAATGGCTAAATCTAAAAAAAATAATGACGATGATATTTTGGCTGATATTTTGAGTTCCACCGGTGGTGAAACTTTAAGAGGTGCCGGTCAAGTTCCATACTTTGTTGATGCTGGCAACTTGGCTATAAATTACGCTTGTAGCGGCAAATTTATAGCAGGCGGCTTCCCTGGAGGTAGAATTATAGAGGCTTTTGGTCCAGAAGCCTCAGGTAAATCTTTCTTGGGTTATTGCTTCATGCATGCTATTCAGAAACAAAAGGGCATAGCAATTTTGTTGGACTGCGAGAGATCTAGTGGCTCTGAATTTGCAGAGCGATGTGGTCACGTTGATCCAGACTCTTTATTGGTTTATGATCCAATAACATTAGAGCAAGTTGAAAAGAAAATTAATGTTGTTGTAAAAGCCATTAGAGCTAAATTTCCTGATAAGCCGATTGGGATTGTTTGGGACTCTATTGGTGTTAATCCATCAAATAGAGAGTGGAATGAACAAGAACTTCCAGAAAACCCAACTCAGGCCCAAATTAGTGCTGCTGGTGGCAATGAGCGTCCAGGCGAAAGAGCAAAGATTGCAAATAAAGTATTAAGAAGTTTGAATCCATTCTTAAATGATCAAAATGCAACTTTATATGTGATCAATCAGGTTAGAAAAAAGATTGGTGTTATTTATGGAAATGATGAAACCACATCTGGTGGTGGAGAGGCATTGAAATTTTATGCTTCTCTAAGATTACGTTGTGGTGCTCCTAAGTCTTTTCAAGATAAAAAGACAAAGTTGCCACTAGGCGTGAATATGAGTGTCACAAATAAAAAGAATAGACACTTCACCCCAGGAGTTAAAATTGAAAACGTTCCTTTGTTCTTCAATACTGGCATCAATCCTCTTGGTGGTTTGATGGATGCCTTATTGATGGCAGAAAGAATAGAGCCAACAAAAGGACAAGGCAGATATAGAATTCTTCCTGAATGGAGTGGTGGAGATGAGGAGGCAATCTTCCAACAAGCCAAAACTTCTCCAATGGACCCAGAAGTTTTATATAAATATCCTAAGTTGATTGATGCTGATAATGAAGAGCAAATCAAAGAATATTTGAAAGAATGGTCAGCAGCAATTCTTCTAACAAATAGCGATGGTGTAGAACAAGTTGATTCAAATGGCAGTGATGTTTCACATCTAGTTGGTGGTGATGAATAATAATTTCTAGTTGAAATATTTTATGGCCCACTCATACTAAAGAATATGAGTGGGCCATTTTGTTTGAATATATAAATAAATAATTAATAAGAGTATATAATTATGAATACAATTAGTGTATTAGTATCTTTTTACTAAAAAGGAGTTTAATATGACAACAGAAACAACACAAGGAACAGGCCCAGGTGCCGCTCAAAGTTCAAGAGGTCCAGACGGTGGAAATAGATTAAATCCAGGCTATATTTCAGCAACTGCACCACAAGTAGTAGCCGCTGGCCACTTATATACAGTAGGAAGCGAAGGAAATGGAAACTGGCAACAAAGAGTCACCTTTGATGTTCCATTCTCAGGTGACCCACACAACTATGTGGTCATGGTTTGCCAAGATGATTATGGCAATGAAGATGGCCGTAATGATTATCCTCCTCACGTCGAAAAGCTTGATGCTAACGGCAACAACGAAGACGACGGTTACGAAGGTGGATTTGGAGCATTTATTCTCCACACAGGAGACAATTCAGAACGTAGATTTATGTGGACTGTAATCAAGATTGGAAACACACCAAGTTATTCAATCCCTGACTGAATTTGATTTATAAATAATTTTATGGGCCGGGAGGGAGAAATCCCACCCGGCTTTTTTATTTAATTTTCAAATAATCAACAATCATGCCTGCTGTATCTGGAGTATTATTCCCACCCAGATAATACCTTCCAACAAGATCAAATAGCCTATCGTTTTTTTTAGTGTAAATTTTATAAAATTCTTCATATTCTAGTTTAATATAATTTCCAACTTCTTTATAAAATTTATTTATATCATTAAGCATTATATCATTCATGATTGCGACCTTCTATTAATTTTAATTTTATCTGTTTTTGCTTCTATTATCTCAAAGTTAACATCTTTTATCTTAAAGTTTTTGTCACATAGAGCAGAAACCAACTTGTTTAGGTCTAGAATTTTTTGATTTTTGTCTATTTTCACAACAAAAACTTTGGCTTTGAATGTTTTTACATATTCTAAAAGATGTCTGTAATTTTTTTGATGAGTTAATAATTTTCTATTATCTTTTGTTTGAATTAATAAGCACTTCATATTTTATTTCCGTTGCTAAGTATATCTTATTATTATATAATATTAGCATCTTTTAGGCAATAACAAAAATGAGAAAATTTGGCGTAGAAATTGAATTGAATTCTTTTGATCAAAGGGACTTTAAAAAGAATCCACTAGGCAAAAACGAATATCCTTTAGGCATAGACTATGTGGCCGAATTGGTAAGAAAAATAAATGGCAATGTTAGAATAGAAAATTGGCAAAACACACACAACAATGTAGATTGGGTCTGCAAGTCAGATTCTAGTTGTGGCATGGAGATATGTTCTCCTGTTTTTGATAATTTAGACGAACTTTTAAAAGTAATAGATGTTTTATCAAAGGATCACAATATAAAGGTAGACGATAGGTGTTCTTTTCATGTTCATTTCGATGTGTCAGATTGTGTGTCCAAAAATTTATATGAGTCTGAATCTTTGGCTTCGATATTGGCTTGGTGGATTAAATGCGAACCAATATTTTACGACTCAATGCCAGACCACAGAAAGCTCAATAAATACTGTCAGTTTATTGGAATTTCAGAAATATTTAAAATAGAAGATCCGGTTCGGCCTGAATTCATAATAAGAAATTTATCTGCTAATAAATATTTTAGTGCAAATGTATTTCATTTGTGCAAGTTGAAAAGGTCTAGCATAGAGTTCCGAACAGCAGACTCTAGTGCTTGCTTAGATTCTAATTTTGCAAAAAATTGGATTAAATTTTTGTCTAATTTTATTGATTGTGCTGTCAGATCTGGACTGCCTGAAAATTTTTCTTGGATAGACCCAAAACAATTTTTTGATTTTCTTGGTTTTGAAAAGAATTTGTCTTTAGAAAAAAAAGAATTTTTTAATTGGTTTTTAAATAGCGTAAAATCTAATATTAAAAGTGATGTTTCTTATATGGATTTTGATATAAGAAAATTTGCTTTTTTGGAGTTTGAAGAAATTTTGAAAAATCTACAATTGGATAAAGATTTTAGCAGTTATTCAATTTCGATGGATAAATAGTATTATAATAAGAGGGACCTAGCCATGTGCTTTGACCACAAAATTGAAATGATTAGGAGCCTTGGAGAGCACCTGATTCCTTATAATTTTCCATTGGCTCCAATGGAAAATGAGTATGATATTGCCTGTCTAAAGAAAATAGAAATTGAGGCTGATGGGTATTCTGTCGTTGTTCATTTCAATAAAGCATATTATGGCAAATACTATCTAGAAACTTTTCAGATCTACAATAAATACGCTCCCTTTTTGCCTTTTTGTTTGGTTGCTAAATTAGCCAAAAAGACCTTGGGAAGCCATCTTTTGTCTTTGGTAGAGTTCTATCAAAAAGATCATAAAATTTATTGTTGGACTGTTTGTGTAGACGAAAGAGGCAGGCCAATTCCCTCTCCCATTCAAGAAAAATCAAAGATTAAGAATTTTGAAGGATTTGAGTACAGTTACATGATGCCAGAAGAATTAAACCTATATTAGTTTTCATAAGGGCGCAAATCAAAAGGAGGATGCCATGAAAAAAGTTACTAAGAGTAAGGTCCAAGAGGTTTTTATAAGTCATCTTCTAAAAGAAGGGCAAGTTCAATTGCTTCTTCCGAATGGTATGACTTTGGAAGTAGGCATAACTCAAGAAAATAGATATGGAGATTTAGAAAAAAATCCTAATTATTGCTGGGTAATTGCTTCTCAGAACGGCAGAGAAGTTTCAATAGACGAGTATAATTTGGGGTTGAGATTTGAAGAAGATAAAATGATTTGCGAACATCAATCTGTATCAAACACTGGTGAAAATATAACCATATTAGATGTAGTTTAGGTTTTCTATTGTTCCGTCTTTTCTTATTAACACTTGATTGGTAATGTTGACATTGCCATTAGAATTTACTATATTATAATTAATCCAAAGCGAAATCCCTTGTGGCATTAACTCACAATTAGAAACCATTAGGGTTTGAATTTTAGGATTATTAATCTGAAGAACTTCTTCTGCATTAATTTTTAAAAAATTCAGTAATTTTCTTGTGTCGAGAAATTCAGTCCAATGCTTGATTAATAGGTTTTCAAGATTTGTTGGATTAAATATTACTTCAGAGGTCATGGTTATGAAAAAGGTACAGAGACAGGATGCAGTAGTAAAAGAGTATGTTCGCCGTCTTTCTGATGATGATTTGAATACGATCATAGAAAGGTCAGTGCAGCCAGTTAGAGGGGATCGAGCCGATATTAGTCTTATGTTTCAAAAAGACAAAGAGATTGACAGGTGGCTGCTACAATCAAAGGGGGCTTTTGATTGGTTTGATAGGGTGGAAATGATTGAAGAAGCATCAGTTGCAGAAATGTCTAGAAGACAAAAACCTAAAGAAAAGAAGGTTTGATTTTTTTATAGAAGTGTTGTGTTGGTGGGGGGTAACGTGTATAATTCACGTTGCCCCCCACTTTTTTATTGGTGCAATAATGATTATTGAATTAGAAGATCAAAATAATTTAGTTGAATCCTCTAAATACCCATCGTATGCTAAGTTCTTTTTTGAGAAATTTAATCCAGTACAAAGTAGAATTTTTGAAATATTTAATGATGACTGCAATGTTGTTGTTGCTGCTCAAACATCCGCAGGCAAAACAGTATGCTCAGAAATGCTTATGGCCCAAGAAATAAGAGAACGTGGCGGCAAGGCCATGTACTTGGCCCCTCTTAGAGCATTGGCAAAAGAAAAAATTGATGATTGGACTGATTCAAATCATCACTTTTCTGATTTAAATTTAGCAATTTGTACCGGCGATTATGTTTCAAATGATAAAAATAAAAAGAATCTAGAGCAAGCCGATGTAATTGTGATGACCTCAGAAATGTTGAATTCAAAATGCAGAAATTTCAAATCAGAATCAAATGATTGGATTAATGAAATTGGCACTTTAATTATTGATGAATTTCATCTTCTTACTGTTCCAAGTAGAGGAGATCATTTGGAAGTTGGGCTGATGAAATTTACAAAATTAAATCCAAATTGTAGAATTGTTGCCCTGTCAGCAACCCTTCCTAACGTATACGAAGTCTCAGATTGGCTAAGCAAGCTAAATGATAAAAAAACTTATTTGATAAAGTCAAAATATAGGCCTTGCCCTTTGTCTATTCATTATGAAGAATACGAAGATGCTGGCACCTATGACATGAAGGAAGAAGCAAAAATTGATAAGGCAATTGATATTGTCAAAAAATATAAAGAAGATAAGTTTTTAGTTTTTGTTCATTCTAAAAACACTGGAGATAAAATAAAAAAAGATTTAGAAAATAATGGAGTGCAATGCGAAATACACAACGCAGACTTGCAAAAAGAAAAAAGACATAAGGTTGAAAGCGACTTCAAGAGTGGAAATTTAAGAGTTATAGTAGCCACTAGTACACTTGCTTGGGGCCTGAATATGCCCGCCAGAAGAGTCATAATTACTGGTGTTCATAGAGGCATGAGCGAAGTCGAAACTTATGACATAATGCAAATGGCAGGTAGAGCAGGAAGAGTAGGATTTGATCCCAAAGGCGATGTTTATATTCTTGTGCCACAAAGCAAGTCAGATGAGCACATAGAAAGAATTTCTATTCCTAAAAATATTGATTCTCAATTGCTAACTCATATTGGTGATGAAGATAATCCTCACTATAAAACTCTTGCTTTTCATTTGGTTAGCGAGATACATCATGGGTCAATAAAAACAATAGATGACATACATGAGTGGTACGACAGATCGCTAGCCAAATTTCAATCTTTAGATTTAGATGATTCTATTGTGGACAAAACTATAGAATTATTAATTCAAGTTGGAGCAATAAAAGAGGTAGAGGGGCAATATGAAGCCACATCTATCGGCAAAGTTTCTAGCATGTTTTACTACAGTCCTTTTGACGTATCTGATTTGCGAAGAAATTTTAGGAATTTATTTTCAAAAAATTTACAAGATAACGACTTGGCATTGTCTGTAGCCTTGGGCAACATAGACTCAATAAGAATGGGCTTTGTTACTAAAAATGAAAAAGAGGAGATGGAAGATTATCAAAATTCCGTTAAAAAATCTTTTGGTGATATTTATTTAGAATCTTCAATAAAGGGTGGATATGCCTATTGGTGCTTGCTAAATGGAAGAGAAATGGGTCCGTTCTCATCCATGTGCAGAGGCATACAAATGGATTTTGAAAGAACGGCTTCCGTATTAAATGCTTTGGATTCAATGGCTGCAAAATGGAATAAAAGAAATTATTTTAATACTCTTTCACTAAGAATAGCATACGGAGTAAGGGCAGAATTGGTAAATCTTTGCAAGATACCCAGCATTGGCAAAGTCAGAGCAGAAAAGCTTTTTTCAGCAGGATTCAGAAAGCCTAGTGATTTAGTTGGAAGACAAGAACAAGTTAAAAAAGTATTAAACATGAAAGATGATAAGATTATGGAAATTATAGAAGCATCAAAGAATATTTAATTATTTAGTATGGATATCTCTAGACCCTTCTCCATTTCTTCTTGCTCTTTTTTCTATTCTAAATTTTAAAACGCTATTAAGTCGGTGGGCTAATTCTTTTTTATTTAATTGTATCTTTATTTTATTGCCTACTAATTTTTTCTTCCAAAGAGCACTCCCTGAACCACATTCTTTGCTGCACTCAGAGCAGCTGCACTTTGATTCTCCACCACCACCTCCACCATTTGCTCCGTTTCCACCACCACCACTACCAGAGGAAAGACTAGGAAATGGTATGCTATCGCCGGGGCTAATACTTTGAGAGGTCCAGCTTAATGATAATTCACAACTGCCTCCTCCACTTATACTAGCATAAACCTGTGCAGGGTCTTGTCCACTACAACAACACCCGTCAGAAATGGGGATGTAATAATCGCTTCCGCTTCTTGATTTTTTAATTCCACATGAATAATCTGTAGTTATAGTAACAGTAACATCATAGCAAGGGTTACAGCTACTAGAGGCCTGAATTGTTATTGGTTGATTTTTTATCTTAATTCCACGAAAAGGAGTGCTAGGACAAGGACAGTCTGCTGTTCCTCCATCGGCACTACCGGAGCAGCTTAGATTATGCCAGTTTAAATTTATATCATCTTTATCTGGGCATGCTGATGCTGCTGCTTCGCAAGCCGCATCAGCAGCAGCTTGTGCTTCTTCTTGATCATCGTAACAGCCTCCGTCCCAACACCAGCTTTCTGTAGGTCCGGAACTTGAATTTGAATTTGAATCTGACGAACACGCAGACCATCCAGAACCTAAGCCTCCGCACCTTTTATCTGCACTAGCGGTAGCCCGAGCATGATAGTACTTGCCAGCACATTTATATTTTATCTCTATTGAATTGCATGGAATTCCATCATCGCAAGAGACTCCACAGCACTCTGCAAAACAAGCACCATCACCTGTAAGTGATCCGTCTACACAAGACGCCGTGAGATTACAACTCATTTAAACTCATTTCCAAAAAAATTTTCGGGATATTCAATTTTTACTGTTCCGTTTCCTTCTGTTGGCTTGCCCTTTTCATCTTCTACCCACCATCTAACTTGATTTATTTCTATTCCAAGTTCTTCCATATGACAATTATCTGAAGGAAAAACGGGCATGTATTTTTGTTCTCCTTCAATCAATATTGCTACCCCACAACTTCCTTTTTTGTTGTTATAAAGTCTGCAATTTCCACATGTATTTTCTATTTTTCTTGACCTCATTTTATTAATAGAGTAAATTTCTATTGAATGTTTTCAGGCAAATGCTACAATGTATTTTTCTATTCATTAGGCAAAAATATGAAAATTATATCAATAGCAGGACAGATGAGATCTGGTAAAAATATGACTGGCGAGTATTTGTGTGAAAAAATTAATTTTACACCCGCCTCTTTCGCAACCCCAGTCAAAAAGATATTTTGCGATGCTTTTGGCGTAGATATTGATTTTGTTGAAAAATGGAAAATTGAACAAAGTCCGCCTCCTAATTTTGAAAAGAATGTAAGACAGGCTCTTCAGTTTATAGGCGATGGATTTAGGCAAATTAAATCTGATGTGTGGATTGATTATGCAATAAAGAATAACCCAGATTATTCATGCTACATGGACGGCAGATATATTAATGAATTATTTAAAGTTAAACAGCAAAATGGCATAAATATATTGGTTTGGAGACCTGGATATGAAAACAATGACCCGAACCAGTCAGAAGCACAAATTAGACCTATAGTAGATTGGTTTGCCTCCAAAAATATAGAGGGAGATGTTAGCGGCATTAGTAAAGAACAAGCACCGGAAGGGTGTCAATATATCGATTTTTTCATAATGAACAATGGAACTCTAGAAAATCTATATAATAAAATTGATAATTTAATTATAAATAAATTACTTAATTAATCTATTATTTGATTTTTTATTTTTTTTTCTAGTTGGTCTATTTTCTTTTCTGTATATACATGAAAGTCCCACCCTCTTACTTTACATGCTTCGTTAGCAGCTAGCCATTTGTTTTTATTTACTTCTAGATTTGTTTGGTTAGAGGGCTTTACTTCCCAAAGTTCTCTATGCCCATCAAAAAAAGTAACGAATATATCAGGGATGTATTTGTGGGCTTGTCCTCTGTGTATATATCCCACTTCAAATGGCTCGTAATCAAAAGAAGCGACGTCATCATGACGATCTAGTAATTTATATACTCGCTCCTCCATCCCGGATCTATAGGGCAATACTTTTCCTGTTTTTATTGATTGGTATTTTCCTTGTTTGAATTTTGGCTTTTTTGTTTTTCTTTTTCCTTTGCTTGTAAAATCATGCCAAATCATTGCTCTTTCTTGACCTTTTATTTTCTTAAAATCAAAGCTTGGATGCTTAACTTTAAAGTGCATTTTTAGATCTCGCACTGGAGAATTACAGTGGCTCAGAGGACAGATCAGATATTCTCTTCCTTCGTCATGATTTTCAACTATATGACTTTTGAATTCTTCGTATTCCTGAAATTCTAATCCGCAACAAAAGCATTGATACTTTCTTGAGTTATTTTTTTCGAATGGAAGGGTCATATTTTAGAATAATTTGTTATTAATTAATTTGTAAGTTTTGAAATCGCTTCCTTCTCTACACCATTTAAATCCAAGTCTTTTTTCATGATTTTTCATAGAGACGTAAGGATCTCCATATAATTTATATATATTGCTTTCTTTATTTCTTACTTTTCTAAAATGTCCAAAGTCAACGCAATCCACCACGCCAATTAATCCTCCGAATTTACTTTTCCCATTTTCAGTATGAAATTTTTTGATCCAAACCCCTTCAAGTCCAAATCCATGACCATTGGTGCAGTGATAGAAATCTTCTAGTGTTTCTAATAACAATCTTCTACTAAAACAAGGCATCATTATCTCAACAGTACTGGTTGTGTGTAGAACTGCTTTTTTCTTTAGTGTTGATTCATAGGAGTAAAAGCTTTTTTCGTCCAAGGCAGGCTGAGAAAGATCTAAATTATATTTTTTACAAATATTGAAAAATTTATGAATTTGGTCTGGTTCTGTAATTATGTCATCATCCATTGCTAGTACGTATTCGTATTCTAAGGCTTTTGTGCGAGTACAGAAAAAATCACTTATCAATTTCCATTTCATTCCTTTTTGGAAAATATTATACTTGGCACTAAGGCTATTTTTATCTTTGTATTCATTCTCAGAGAAATTAATTAAACATAAATCAAAATTGTAATTGGTGTGGATTTGTTTCCAACGTTGATGTTTTGATTTATCTCCACAAGGTATTATTACTAAGTTTTTGTGCATAAATACTTCAAATGATTAGGATATTTAAACCTGATATATTTAAGCCTCATTCTTTTATAAAAGATCATCCAATATTCAAGTATTCTTCTTATATTTACTTGAAGAATGAGAAAAAAATTTATTTAATACTTCCAAAATATCATAATTGTCTACCAGCCGAAACCATGCAGGAGATATATAAAAAGCCTATATTACACGTCAATTCTAAATTTTGTAAAAAAATAAGTTCTTTTTCAAGTGAATATCAAAATGCATTTGTTTGGGAAATAATTCTTGAATTGGACGATCTCCAAGAAGAGCAGTTGGTTAATTTGGATGGAGAAGATTACTTGTTTAGAAACTATGAAAGTTTTATGACAGATTCCCAGATAACCGCCTGCACATTATTTTTTACAGATTTCAAGAATTCAAGATTATATATTGATTTTTATTATGAAGATCACGGAATTAAAAATTTTTGGCTTTATTATAATGGCGAAATATCAAAAATAGAAGATTTTATAAAAAATCTCAATATTCCTGAGGAAGTTTCTGTTGTTGTTTTTTCTTTAGATCTTCCTTATTGGCAAAATTTTTGTGGAGAAAGAGAGCACATTGTAACTTTATGGCCACACTCGGCTCAAAGTATTCAATTATCTCATTCTTCAATACTTGCAAATTATTATTCTGAATATCTTTTGTCTGTTGATTTGGACGAATATGTTTCTACGGATATTAATTTATCAAAATTTTTATCTGAAAATTCTGAAATTAGATTCATTTGGCTTGGTTATAAAAATGTTACTTGTAATGGCAATTTGTGTTCAAAAGATTATAATTATGATAAAAATTATATATTTAAAAATTTAAATAAAGATTCTTTTGATAAAAATTATAATGGAAAGTTCTTGGAAAAAACCAAGGGATTAAGAAAGTTTCTTAGAAAAGTTCACATGTCTAATTATGAAAATCTAAAAACTCTTCATATTAATGAAATTAAATGCATTGATTTAATTCATGTCAAATGTCTTTCTTTTGAATTTGAAAATATATTTATCAAGAGAATATGCGAAAGAGGAAAGAGAAAAAACAATACTAAAATACTTATATATTAATTATGGCTTTAGTTATTTGTATTGACAATAAGAACTACCCAACATCTTTGGAGTTAAACAAAGAATATCAAGCAAAAGAGTCTGAAAATTTTTATATAATTACAGATTCAAATTTAGAAGATAATCATTTTCCAAAAAACATATTCGAAAAAGTAAAAGATTAGTTTTTTATTATTTAAAAGACGATTTATAAGATTTGTTTTTGGTGCATCTGTAAAAAATCAAAATTTTAAATGTAGTATTTCCCGAGAAAAACGCAAATCAGAAAAAATCTTTCCCAGGGGCTTGCAATGCTAAGCAGGGTTGATAGAATAAGCCCATCAACGACAACGTTGGAAACAACGAGTCGCTGAGTTGATCTTTGACAACTGAAAAAAGTCCTTGCTGCTGACCGAAAGGTTGGTGGCGAAAAAACTAAGCCATAAGGACAGGCGATGGAAGTTGAAAGATTTCCACGCTGACAAAAACCTAATCCTTAGAAAAGGTTGGGATGCTTTGAGTTGAGTCGCAAGACAAAAGCAAAAAGAGCATCT